GTCGGGGATCAGGCTCTGCGCGGTGCAGCTCGCGAAGTTGTCAAAGTTGGTGCCGGGCTTCACAGTCCCGCCGATGACGGTGTTGTCGAACACGGCAGCCAGAGCGCCGGGCAGGCGGGCGACAAGAGCGTCGTACAGAGCGGGAACGTCGCGCACGAACTCATCGGAGAAGGTCTCGATGACGGCGAGCTTGTAAGCGCTCATCAGCTTGGTGCTGATGTTGGGGTTGGAGACGGGCTTCACACCGGTCTCGGCTACCCACGCGGCGGTGGGGTCGCTGGAGATCACGGGGATGGTCACGCCGTTGCCGGGAAGGGTGATCTTGCGGGCCAGCCGCATGACAGCGGACGCGGCCTGTGCCTTCTGCAGGATCTCGCCGGAGATGTCGGAAGGCAGGTCGATGTAGGTTCTGTTAATAGCAGTTCCAGAGGACATTTTTCTAACTCCTTTTCGTTATTTTTTTACGTTGTTTTCAAACCACGAGGCGAACTGCTGCCGCGTGGACCCGCTCGCGGGCGGCCTTACTTCTCCGCCGTCAGCGATGCTCGGATACTTCGGCTGGTTCCCTCGCCACTCGAGAAACATCTCCGCCTGCTTCTTGCATTCCTCTTCCGTGGTGGCGGTTAGGAATTTTGCCGGAACGCCGGTCTCGGCGGAGATCTTGTCTCGGACGTTCCTCGCTTCGATGTCTTTCTGCAGCTGCGCCAGCTGACTCTTGAGCGTCTCGTTCTGCTTCTGCGTCTCGCCGTTCGCTACAAAAAGCTCATCATATTTCCCGGCCTTTTCTTTCAGGTCGGAATAATCCGCGTACTTCTCCCGCTCCCGCTTCAGGCGGTCGCCGATGATGGTGTCCACTTCGGCCTGGGTGAAGGTGCGGTCCGGCTGCGTTTCAGCCGTCTGGGTCGTTTCCTGATTCACAGTTTCTTCTGCCATTGTCTAATCCTCCGCTTTCGCGTAATAATCCGGCTTGAGCCCGCCGTGGGCATGAAAAAAGCACGCCGTGCGTGCTGCTTCATCTGTTCTTCAGTTTTTCCGCCAGCTCGTCCACGAGATCCCGGTCCGGGAACCATTCCGCCCTGTTGATCTTCGCGATCCTGCGCTGGTTGACCAGCGTCCCGCCGAGCAGAAAGTCGATGTGATCCACGATGTTCGGGTCGAGGTTGTACACGTTCAGCTGCGGGTGCTCGATTCGGAGATATTCCTTCCAGAACCAGTCGTCACCCTTCCTCGATACGATGTGCGGCTGGAACGCGTTGACGTACATCGCCTTGTCGTAGAACCACTTCAGGAACGATTTGGCCATCTCGTTCGGTATCCGCTGGCACGGGAACGAGTACCACGCGTTCCGCTGATTGCACCAGCCGACGCGGGCCGGCGCGAGCTCGAAGTTCCGGCAGCAGAAGCCCTGGACGACACCGTTGACGTCATGCTCTTCCGTCAGCTCACGGAACCGGCGCCCGATGATCACGTCGTCCTGGATGTGCCACGTCCCGCCAGGCTCGTCCTGGATGCTCTCCAGGCTGTCCAGGAACGCGAACAGGTTGCCCCGCCCATCGGTGTCGTTCCAGATCGTGATGTCCTCTCTGGCGATGCCCTGGGCCGTCATGGACGGCACCAGGAACTCGTCCACGTACCACATCCGCGTCGGGTACGCGTGGATCATGTACATCATGGTTCGTAAAGCTCCGACTCTTCCGCGCGTCTCGCGTACGCTTCGCGCTTCTGCTCGTTGATGTGTTCCTTGTCTTCCTCGTAGAACTCGCGGCGCATGGAATTGATCTTCTCGCGCGCCGTGCGACCTTCGGCGTCGTCGTACATGGTCTTGTACCGGTCCGGATTATAGCCGGAATAGCGCGTATTGCTGTCAAAGCGGATCGCGTACTGACAGTCGCAGTTTGCATGGATGTGTTCCGCGTGCCCGTTCTTGAGCGAATCCTTGCTGGCGTACTGCCAGCCCTGTGATGCAATCGCAAGACAGAACGCGCAAGTGTCTCCGGCCGGAATCCAGGCGAACTGGGCGCCGTCTCGGGCCGCGTTCTGCAGCGTCGTGTCCGCAGCTGCGCGCTTTACTAGCCGGCCGACGACGTCCGGCATCGTGCTGGGCGATTCTTCGGCGACCGCGCGCATCGTGGCGGCCGTTTCGCCGTAATCTGCCGTTTCCGCCGGAATCGCGGACTTGAAAGCCATCCGACCGGGATGATCCAATGACCAATATGTCGCCATATCGTCATACATTATGCACGCGAGCTCGGCCGCGGCCTCTCCGTACTGCGTCGCGATCGCGTACGCGTAGTCGATGAGCGCCTGGTCGACCTCGTAGCCATTAGTCAGGACGTAATCCTGCATCAGGGCCGCCGCTTTTTGGCTGATTTTGGCCAGCCGGTTGCGGTAACGGGCCCACTCGTTCGCTGTAATGACCATTTTTTACACCGGGAACTCTTGTTCCAGGAAATTCAGGCCGCGAGCTCTGGCTTCCTGGGCCTTGATGCGCCGGATGTCAGCCTGGTCGAAGCCGTTCATCTCCAGATAAACGTCCGTATTCGCGAAAGCCGGCCGGGAAGTCGCGATCTTGACCGCCGCGTCGGCCATGACGGCCACGCTCGGCATCGCCGGATTCTTGAAATGCGCCACAACGTCCTTCGCGGAGTCTTCCAGCTCGTCCGGCCGCACGTCCAGCGCGATGGCCTGCGCCATCTGCGCGATCGTGTACAGCGCGTCGCCGTTGCCGGCGTTCAGCTGCTCGGCCATCAGGATCAGCGTCTGGCTCTGCGCCAGGATCGCTTCCGAGCTCGTCGGGTTGGCATCGTTTACCACGCCCACGTCGGTGACGGTCAGGCCGGTCGCCGCAGAGAACTGCGTCGCCAGCGTCCGCATCATCTGCACGTGCGGCTCGATCGTGCCCTGGCCGAGCTGGCCGAAGGTCGGCTTCTCGCCCGTCTCCGGGTTCGTCGTGCTCGCGATGATGCTGCCGACGTACTGCTTGAACTTGTCGTTCACGATTGCGTCGTACTGGTCCTCGGTGACGCCCAGCAGATACTTCTGCGGGCTCGTGGAAAACTCAAGGCCGATGGTCGCGTTGGCCACCGTGCGGACATAGCCCTGGATCAGCCGGCGGACCGGCTCTTTCAGCCTGGATCTGCCGAAGGGCTTCGCGCTTGTCGCGTTCCAGACGAGCGGCTCCATCAGCGGGCGGCCCATCGCGTGCGGATAGCCCACCGCGTTCCAGTTGTCATCCTTATCCACGCGCCGGAGCACCCAGACGGCCGCGTCCGTGTGCAGCGCGATGACGGTAGCACGTTCCACGTCTGTCTCCCGGAGCTTCTCCGTCGCGATGATGGCGAAGCCGTACTTGATCCGGCCCTTCTCGCCGTCCCATTCCGCCGCGGCGGTCTCGGGGGAGTGAAAGCGGATACGGCAGCCGACGTCCGGATCTGACGAAAGCGTCGCGAACGTGCAGCCGTACTTCAGCTCGTCCCGGCATGCCTTCATGTACTCGGCCTGGAGCCGGTTCCCGGCCATGATCCGGTTCATGAGCTCGGCGTCCTCGCCGTTCGCACCAACGAAGCCGTCGAACATGGACCGAGCGGCAAGAACGTCGACCGCTTTCTCACCCCACGCGCAGCCGATCTCGAGCCCAGCCATGCCGTGCGGCAGCGCCAGCCCAAGGTTGACCTCGCCGAGCTTGATGTGGCCCTCGTAATAGCGCCGCTTCGTCGCGTTCGCCGCCGCGTGGTCGTTGTAGATCGCCACCAGGCGCGCCAGGATCTCCTGCTCCGCCACCGGAAGGCCGGCAGCTTTGACGATATTCACAGTTAAAGTCATTTCATCACCCTATCCGCATTTTTCTCGTTGGATCTCGCTTGCTTGTCTTTGCGCCCCACAGAGCCAGCGCCGCCGCCTCGATGGGGATGCTATTTTCTCCGCCGAAGCCCCAGCCGCCGCCGATCGGGCGCTTCGTCGACGTAACCGCGCTGTCGCGCAGCTCTTCCTGGCCGGCGTACCAGGTCACAGACTTCTCTCCCAGCGCGTCCATCAGCGTGCCGACGGCTGCCAGGATGTTCTTCCCGTTCGGCCGGATCACGGAGTCCTTTGCCTTCCACGTGCCGGCGAGCTTTTCCACCAGCACGTCCACGCCGTTGCGCCCGTCGATGACCACGCACGACGCCTCGCCGTACCTGGCGCACAGCCAGTCGGCCAGCCATTGGAGCCCGATGACGGTCGGCTCCTTCCGGATCAGCGAGACCCGAGCCGGCCCGTCCTTTGGGATCACCGCGCCGCAGAGACAGACTTCCATGCCGTCCATGCTGAACTTGACCGCATACGCCGTCTTGCCTTCCGGCTTCAGCTTCTCGCTCCGGCAGGCGTCCCACAGGTCCGTCGGGATCGCGTATTCCTTCTCCTTCTCGACCTTGATCGGCGCCCACCAGCCGAGCCGCTCACGGGCGAACGTGTCCGCGTCCATCTGCTCGACTTCGCCCTCGATCGTCGAGAGCAGAATGCGCCGGCCGAGCGCCGGGTTCGTCGCCGCCCAGCGTTCCTGGTCGTTCACGTCGCCGATCTCGTCCACGCTGAACTCAAACCACGCCGTCCGCTTCGAAGACGCCGCCTTCTCGCGGATTCCGCGGAAGACGGTGCCGATGGCCTGCGGATCTGGCGGCGTTCCCACGTAGATCGTCTGCGGGTTGATGCTCGCCGAGATCGCCGGCAGGAAAGACGCCTGCTGGTTCTCGTCCAGCTCCTGGGCCTCGTCGATGATTAGCAGATCGCCATGCTGGCCTCGGCCGCCGTTCCTTGTTCTCGCCAGGAATTTGATCCGCGCGCCGTTCTTCAGGATGATCTGCTCGCGCCCGAGCGCCGTCTTGATCTCCGCCACGTATGGCTTCAGCTTCGGGTGCTCAAAGAAGTCGCGCATCTCTTCGAACGTCTCGGTGGCCGTCTTCTGCAGATGCGCGGTGTATATCACCTGTTCATTGAAAAGAAGCATTCCGGATTCCATTCTGCCTTGAACGAGCAAAGTTTTGCCGTTCTGGCGCGGGACGCTGCCGCCGCATGTCGGACTCGCCCATCTTCCGCCCGGCGTCCGGCCGAGCCAGTCGTCGAGCACATCCATCTGCCACGGGTCCAGCCGGATGCCGCCGGCGCGCAGGACCGCGATCGCGTCCGGCCCGTCAGTCTTCGCGTATAGCGGAACGATCCGGACGGACGGCTCCTGGCTCCCCAGCAGCGTCTCGTTGAGCAAGTATGCTTCCGATCTCGTCGTCGTTGACATTGGTTCCCTCGATCTCCTCGATCTCTTTCAGGGTCTCGCGGTACTGTCTGGACAGCTGGGCGAGATCCCTGGCGCCTGGTTTTGTGTCGATCGTTTCGGCTATGATGGCCAGCAGCTCTTTCAGCTGCTCAAGGCGCGAAACGCTGTTGACCACGTTGGTCATGCCCATAAAAATCACCTGTGTGTGTATTCCCGGCCCTTGGTCACCCGACCCCGTGCGTGAATCGGCGCTGGACGCCGCTGATGTAGCGCCGGCGGGGTGGTGGGGTCTCTCCCCCAGGGTCTCGCAGCCGCCCCCCGGTGTCTTCACCACTCTCCGTCTGGGACGTTGCGAAGGACCCGCTGGTTTTTTCGGTCTTCCGGGACTTTGTTGCTTTTCCGCAGATTGCACCAGTAGTGAGCAGCCTGGAGGTTGGTCCAGTCCAGGGCAGCAGCTTGGGGGGATGGGTATCCAAATTCACGCCAGCGAGAGACGGGGCGGATCTCATCCACGACGAACGACAGCGGGTGCTGCGCGTCGCTGGGCTCGTCGTAATGTATCGGGCCGAGCCGGCCGTGACAGATCCCGCACTCGCCCCCCAGGGCCTTGAGACGGGCCCGGTATTTTCTCCGCAGGTTCCCGTTGGCATACCTGGGGTTTTTTCTGGCCCCCCGGCCTTCTTTTTCCTGTGACCCCCCGGTCTTCTTTTTCGTTATCACAGCGACCCCACCTCGTCATTATGCCGTGACCACCCTCCGGCTATTGCCGGTACTCCGTATTTACCCATAGAAATGCCGAAGGCCCCCGGAGCGTACGGGAGCCTTCAGCCGTGCAGAAAGGAAAACAATTATGAGAAAGACTGGCGGGAATCTAACGGTGTGGTTCATTTGCATGCTTCCCACGATTGCACACTACCACAGAAGTATGTGAATTAATATGGCTATTTGTCCGCCAGCACCAGCAGAGCCTCGCCGTGGAGCCTGTAGATCCATCTCACATCGTAGTGCATCAGGTCCGCGATCGTCTCCCAGC